AACTTAAGTTTGCAAAATTTGTAATCAGATTACAACAATCAATGGGAAAAACAACAACAAGGAGAAGAAGAATAATGTCACATCCCGTACCCGGAATGGAGTACTTTTGTGAAGAATGTTTTAAGGATTTAGAAGAAGGAGGACATATATGCCTATGAATTTACGTAAAGGGAAAGCCTTTACTACCAGGGAAGACAGACGTGTACCTGAAACAAAAAAGGTATCACCTGCAGCAGTTAAAGTAATGAACAAAAGAATAGAGAATGCCGAAAAGCTTAATGAATTTGGGGGCAAGCGTTTTCTTGGCTTGACACCAAAGGGTGCCGAAGTCTATGTATATTATATAATTGACAGAGAAACTATGACAATACAAATGGACTTTAGTCATAGACCAAGTCTCTTGCTAAAGGACGGTGCTAAATTGGCTAACAATAGATATAGCACTAGACGTGGTAAGTCAATAACAACATCCA